TAGATACGCTGATTAAAAAATAAATGTGATATTGATAAACTTCAATATCACATTATTATTTCTTTTGCAATTTTTTCAGAATTTACTAATATATCTGATAGTACTAAGTTATTAGAAATTTTATCATTATATTTTTCTAATAACTTCTTTTTCTTCTATGAACAACTTTCAGTGTTTATTACCGAACCCTTTAATATTATACATCGACCATCACCAATATCAAAATATGTTGCATCTATTTTATCAGTTTTTATGTAAATATTTACGTCATCTTCACAAAATCCATTATACATATTATAATCGTCTTCAGAATAATTTGTTACAAATGATTGTGCAACCCTATCTATTATAGATTTCGACTAATTAAGATTCGATGTATTTACTATAGTTTTATTATTTAAAGGGCACCCGTATAGTATTAATAATGTTCTTATATCGTATAATATTTGATACAACCTGACGTCATCGGATTCATTCGTGGCTATATTTGTTGGTAACTAGTAGTTTGTTATTATATCAACTAAATTACTATCTATAAACATTATAATTAATTTGGATTCTAACCATTCAATATCTGTTTTTGTAAATACCCCCTAGGTGTTTTTAAAAAATATTATTTCCGTCCAAAATGACTTTGTTCGTTTATGCTAATTAAATCTATTTAGTATATTTTTAGTTTGTCCAACATATATTTGCCTTTTTGTATTACAATGCGGACCTAATAAAATATATGGAGTACTGTGATTACTATACTACTTTATTTCATTAGAATCTCTAGTTAAGTTTATTAATTGTAAATTGCCAAATGAATATATTTTATTATCTGGACAATTATCTGATAATAATAGAATTTCAACCGTTTTCATTTTTTGTTATTATGTTTGCTATAGTGTATTTATCAAAAAAATAGAGAAAGATGGATTCTTTCTCTATTTACACGTGTTTTAATACAGTCTTATTAAAAGCAATCAAATTGTACTAATACAATTAAAACAATCAGCGGTATAATAACAAATATTAGAATTGGCGAAAATGCAACTACTAATAGGAGAGCAACCAATATAACTGTTAAAATAACCGGCGAAATAATCAACGCAGCTAATATTGCAACAATCCATTGCAATACGTCAAAAAGTATGTCCATCGAAGCAATTAGATATTCATTTTTATTATTTATTCATGCATAAATAATTGAATATCTAAATATTCGCATATTAAAAATATGTTAGTAAATGACTAATTTGCAAGTTGGGTTACGTCACTAGTTTTATCTTTTAATTTAGTACGTAATATTGTTCCTGCAGATTCTTCTACTAAATTACATACAGATTCGATTTCTCGATAGTTATTTTGTAAATGTCTAATACAGTTATCTATATCAATTAATGCAGTATCATAATTAGTATATAGCTTGCAAAAATCGATAAATTTTATAATAGATGGTTTTATACTTTTAATGTCATGCTATGTTAACTGATTAGACATTAGTTTATTTTTTAATAATGAAATATGTTTTTTAATCATGCCTACAGAAGAAATCATTTTTCCTAATTCAGAATACATCTGTGACTTATTTAAAAATATATTTACTGAACTATCTAATGGTATATTCATATAAGGTTGTCTTTATAGATTTTACAAATTATAAAAAAGAGTTCCCTTAAGTAAGAGAACTCCATAATTAGTTTAATATTATTATGCTTTTGCTTCTGCTAAAGAAACTTTTCTAAATTCAGCTAATTTCTTACCTAATTCAGAAGATGCTTTACGAGCGCGTGCACCTGCAGCTTTATTGCCCTTTTCCAATTGCACAGTAGCATTTTCAGTAAATGTTTGAACTAATTCTGTAATTTGTTCTAAAAGCTCTTTCATATTATTATAATATAAATTTTTTATTATTAAGTTTATAACATATTGCGATAAACTTTAATAATTATATAAAACTCAAATTAAATAGTTTTTTATAGATTAACTTTACAAAAACAGCAAATTCAGTTAAACTTTTTAGACAATTTTGTATACAATATGCAATAAGGCGTAATACTTGTTATTTTACAAAAAATTTAAAAAAATTAATTAATCTGCATGAATAATTTATATTTTGAAATTATAGCATTTTTTTATATAATGCGAGAACCTGCAATGTTGAAAAATTTTAAGAAAAAGTTTTTTTCTGAACCAACTATTGTAGCAATTTTCGATACTGTCAAATATTTTATCGATGAATATAAAACAGAACCTACTGCTGATCAAGTTATTGAATTGTTAAAAATAGAAAATAAAGATGACGTACAACCTATAAACCTACATACTTTATGGGAATCAAAAAACGATGTTTCAAAATATAGTGAAGATTGGTTAAAAACAAATATTACTTCTTGGGGAAAATTTAGAAGTTTTTATACAGGCTTAGAAAATACTATTGCATACGTACAACAACTTCCATCTAACATAGCTTATACTGATTGTGAAACTTATATAAATAGAGCATCAAATATTTTTAATACAGGTGCAACTTTTACTATATTAGATTCTCCAGGTCATGACTTTTTTGACCCAGATAGTCACGTAATTTTGGAAGAAGATACACACTCAACAGGATATCCATTCTTCGATTTATGTTTAAAAGGAGGATTTACTAAAAAGGGATTATATGTCATTATGGGTGCACCAAAAGTTGGAAAATCAATGTGGCTTTGTAACTTGGCAGCGAATTCAGTAAAATCTGGTTATAATACAATTTATATAACATTGGAGATGTCATATCAATTAGTATCTCAACGTATCGGCGCAAATTTATTTAATATTCCAATGGACCAATATGATAAAGTGGTAAAAGACAGGAATTATATGGTTAATGCTATGAATAATTTTAATAATAGCACAATAATTCCTCCAGGTAAATTTTTTATTGAAGAGTTCCCTACTTCTACTGCATCTGCAAGTGATATTGAAAATTTTATTTTAAAAAAAGAAGCAGAGTTATCTAAATTATATAATACTGAATTTAAATTTCAAAATGTATGTATAGACTATATTAATATTATGCGTGACCAAAAAGGTTCAGGTGGTGATAATAGCTATACAAAAATTAAAAATATTTGCGAAGATGTACGTGCAATGGCACAAAGAAATCACTGGGCAGTTATTTCATTAACACAAACTAATCGTTCAGGTATGGATGCATCTGACTTAAATATGTCTAATGTGTCAGAATCAAGTGGTCTTATTGCAACAGTGGATGCATTATTTGGTATAATTCAGACAAATATCATGAAAGCATCTAATGTATATTACATTAAAGCATTAGCATTGCGTAATTCAAAAAATATGTTAGACAAAAAGAAATATAACTTTGACCCAAATTATTTACGTTTAACAGAAGATTTAGAGGAAGGCATAATTCCAGACACAATAGAAATTCCAGCTATATACCGTTCAGCTGCTGCATTGGTAAAATCTGGTAAAGCTGCTGGAGTCGTAAATGGCGTTCCAACAATGAATACTACAAATAATTATAATGTTGAATTAGGCGGAACTTCTTTGAGAGAAACCGAATTAAAAATTAAAGATGATAAAAGCGCACTATGGTCATAAATTGGAAATATATTGCACAAAGTTTAAATCCATTTAATTTTTTAGGTAAAACTTTTGGAGAAACACTTAGTCCTGGTGAATTTGTAAATCGTGTTAAATGGTTAGTTCAGCAGAATTACCCAGAATATCAAGTATTTATAAAGGACTGTAAAGACGCTGTAAATGACAAATATTTTATTTGGCGTAAGGACGGATATTATCGCGAGTGCGCAAATGGTAAATATGATAATGATTATAAAATGATATGTGTTCGCCATAAAAAATCAAAATATTATAGCATTATATATAATTTACCAAAAAATGTTAATAAATCTGGTAAATATAGACAAAATTATTATCTTTGGGTAGATGGTTTAGATACAACAAATAATGAAATTGAATTAAGTATTAATAGTTTAAAAAATACTTTACAACATAAATTTAGATATGCATAATAGGACGGAATTATTCCGTCCTATTATTTAATAATCATCATCATCGTATATAAAATTCTCGTCATATAACCATTCGTCTGCGTCTTCACTAAATAGATATTCTGCATTTAACAAATCTGGCATATTCCAGTTATACACAATAGATTGTTTTAATTTTTTATCATTTGCAACACCAGAACAAACAAACATATTTTCAAAATGTTCAACATTAGATACATCCCAGTTAGTTAAATCCTATGTAAATGATAATGCATTTTTAAACATATTTGACATACTAACAACCTTTGATACATTCCAATTAGATATATCACAATTAAATTCACAACAATTATAAAACATATATGCCATTGCTGTAACATTACTAACATCCCATAATTCAATATGGCCATTAAAATACATATATAAGCCATTATTAAATAAATGCGACATATCTTTAATGTTTTCAGTATTAATCCAATTTAAATTTGCTTCATCCCCTAATGTATTAATAGCTTTTTCCAATATATTCATTAATTGGTATTTTGTATTAACTTTTATCAAATTAGCATACTTTTTAAAATATTTAGGGTTATTAATTTCATTTATTATTTCCTCTGGTATTTCCTAACCATTTATCATGTCAGCTAAATACTAGGTAATAATATCTCTTTTATTTGCATCTAATTTATGTGATATCTATTTAGATTGTATTGACTAATCAAGTGAATCAGCGTCTATATCTGACAATATATTTAAGTTCTTTTCAGTTAAATATTTATGATATGTTATTTTTAAGCTTTCGCTTATTAATTCATCTTGACATTCAACGGGTATATACTTAGGGTTAATATCACAATACATAAACATTGCATATATTTGCGCGCTATTCTTTATTTTCCAATTGGATATGTTCTAATTAAATTTATGTGCATGATTAAACATATCGTAAAATAGATTACAATTAGACACGTCCCATTTATCAAGGGGCTAATTAAATGCGTCTGCATAATAAAATAATCCAGCTAAAGTTTTGGCAGACCTCACATCCCATGAGTTAATATTCTAATTAAAGTGACGCGTATAGGCAAACATATACTACATATTTTCAACGTGT